CTCTTTTGGGTAAACTAGTTTCCAGGATGTTCGTATCCATAATAACTCCGACTTACTTCAAATGGAATCTAATGATTTTGATTATGCTGTGCGTAAATCTCATGGTTCAAAGCGCAATGTTCCTGTGAATGTTGGTGCTAGTTTGTCCCGTGAAGAATGGTTGTTACAACATCGTCAAGATCGTTTTGTGAGGTGGTGCAAAAATCATCCTGATCAAAAACTTGTTTTTCCTGTTGGTTCTGGTAGGCATCGTAGATCACAAAATTCAAATTTGAGTGCTGCAATTTTGAATCCTGTTATTGTTGGTCGTATTGACGAGTTACAGGGGTTGTGGGATATATACCATAATGCTGATGTGAGGTCGCGTGAGAGTTATGTCCCATTCAAACCTACGGTTCGCTCTGCTGAGCGGCCTGGCATTGTTCATATGTTTGCGATTAAGCCTCTTACTGATGAGCAGATTGCGAGGTTGTCGGAAGCGAATCATCAACGCTGGCTTGCATCCCATGAGTCGGCATTGATTGAGATGAATAAGTTTAAGGTCATGATGTTGAGACATGAGCGCGAGTTTTTGGGTGCTGACTTGAATGAGGTGTTGTCCTTACCGGTATTAAAGAAAACTTTGCTTGATAGGTTGATTCGACAGCGGTCTAAGGAACTGGCTTCTGAGTCTCCTGGATTGTATGGCGGTAGTCACCCTCATGTCAGAGCTTATCTGTATTCTCCGTATTATGGTAATGTTTTTATTGGTGCATGGATATTGCAGATATTTAGTATGGGTGAGAAATTTCATTTTACTCTTGTTAGTCCTTTGAATAATGTGTTTCCATTCCAATCAGGTCTTGATTATCCAGTTGCGGTCTTGAGTGGGGCTCAGCTGGTTAAGTTGGTTATGGAGGCTACTCGCGTTCCGTATTCAGGTTTAGCTCCACTGGATTTTCATTATGCTCCCGAATTGTTTTGCCGGACGGCTCCTATGACACGGTTATTAGTACAATTGTTATTGGTTTCTGCTGGTGTCGAACCTAATCCAGGACCTTGTGTTCATGATTGTAAGAATGCTGGACTCCCTCATGTCCGAGGTGTTAAGACACGAGTGGGACATAGGTTTGTTGTTAATTGTGTTTACTGTTTATGTGTGTTGGACAACATTGCATGTGAGGAATCGAGGTGGTATGGGGATCATCCTAGTAAGGATGTTTTTAAGGGCATTTGTCCTGACACTTTGCTAGGAGTCCCCACGCCAAAGCCGATTATTGATGTGATGCCATCTGATGAGATTAAGCAGTTACTTAACAAAGAACATATGTCAACTAGTGGCAGGTCTGATGAAAGTGTTGATAGAGAGCAAGTTAGGAAGCGGAAGTCTCGAGGTAAGAAATCTGTTGCTCCAGAGATTGTAGTTCAGCCAAAGGCCCAAATCGCTAGTGTTGTTAAGACTGATGATAAGAAGGGTTCTGAACTTGTTGGACATGTTATGACAGATGATGAGAATGTTGCATTTTTGACGAGTAAATTAGGTTGGGGTGTTTCTCTTGGTGAGATATCTGTTACTCAACGTACAGTCGTGTTTGAGAATGATCAACGAGTTCTGGCGAATCGTGATTATAAGATCGCACGTAATGACTATGCGGAAGTCACATTGATATATAATCCTTACTTTGTTTACACGAAGTTGCGTACTACCTTTTATTTGTTTATGATGTGTGCTATTATGTTTACAACTCATTATCTTTGGTTTAATGCGACATTGTATTTATTGTTGGCTGATTACAATATCCATGTTCCAGCGTGGTTTGTTCATGGTCTGTTATTGATTATGGCATCTTGGTTGGAATTAAGATTGGCCTATGTTTGGATAGCCCGAGATCCTTATAAGCGCAAAGTCGTAAAATATTTGCCTCATTTGATCACACAATTGCTTCTTGATTTTTCACGAGGGTGTAATCAAGAGACGGTTGTTGCTTCAATTCGACCCAAGATCAATAGGATGGCGAATTTTCCAATACACCAGAGGGATGCTGATGTGGTTGTTTTGGGATCTGAAATGGTTGCGGAGTTCTTAATATCGCGTCAGGATTTTTCCATAATGGAGGCTGCTTGTCTTTAGGGCAGCCTCCAGTCAATCCGTTTACAACAGATCGTAAGGTTTTTGTTGAGGGGATAAGGGCTTCGGAGATGAAGTTGGATGATCCGGTGTCTCGAAGGGTTTTGGATGGCGAGGCTACTATTACGGTTCCTTGTAGTCGGAAGCCCAGGGCTCGGGTTATGCAGCGTTTGGATTATGGAGCCGTGCCTGGGTATGTTCCCATTGTGTGTGACTTGCATGATCCACTTTCTTATGAGGCTGGTGAGAAGGCGCGAACTTTACGTGATCTTCCCGAGGCAAAACCTGGAGAGATTGATAACCTAGGTTGTTTTGTCTCAGATCTGTTGGATGAGCGTGTTGCTGGTCAGGTTGAAGTTAAGGATCTTGAGGAGGTGTTGTTACATCAATCTTGGAATGAGGTCAAGAAGCAGCAGTATCGCGATGCCTTTGCGGAATTGCGTGGACAGCGTCCGAGTATGAGGGAAGCGAGTAAGGTTGACGGGCATGGGAAGCGTGAGTATTATACTAAGTATAAATTCTTGCGTTGTATCCATGCGCGAAACTTGAAGACAAGATCTTGGATGTTACCGCGTATTCATGCTATTGAGGATGTCGTTTATAATGATAAACTTGTATGGCCTGAGTTCGTAAAGGGTACCACGATTGAACAGCGTGTTGAGCGCATTAACTCGTTGAGACATTCTGGGATGTATTATTACGAGAGTGATTATAAGGCTTTTGAGAGTCATATGACACCAAAAGTTATTCGTGTTACTGAAGGACAGCTTTATGAGCGATTTTTGGGTGACGACGGGGAGTTTATCTCACGAGTCTTGTCTGGACGTCAGCGAATTGGATTCCGTAATAAGGTTAAGGTCGAATTGGATGGAGGGCGCATGTCTGGTGATTGCTCTACGTCATTGTCAAACGGGTTTAATAATATGTGCTTGATACGGTATGTTGTTCATAAAAAGGGTGGATACTGTGATGTCTTGGTTGAGGGTGATGATGGATTGATAGCTTCTTCGGTGCCATTGTGTGATTCCGACTTTTTGGAGTTGGGGTTCACGATTACGCTAAAGCAGGTTAATGATCCATCTGAAGCTTCTTTTTGCGGGTTAACCTTTGGCCCAGAAGGGCAGGTCATTCGAGACCCTAGGAAATTTTTCTTGGGTTTTGGGTGGACGCATGCTTATATGGGCTGCGGACATAAGCTTAAAGATAGGTTGACACGTGCCAAGGCATTGTCAGCATTGGCCGAGACCCCCCACTGTCCGATTATTTCGGTTATGGCTCATCGAGCATTGGAGTTGACACGGGATGCCGATCCTTTGTTCATTGATGATGGTTTTCATGTGGTGAGAGATGAGAGATCTGTAGTTTCGTTTGAACCTTCTATGGTCACTCGTGAATTGTTTGCCCGCATGTATGGGGTCTCAATTGAGGCTCAAGTTTTGATCGAGTCTTTTATACGCGATGATAGGTTAGACTTGATTCAAAATATCATCTGTCCGACTGATGATC